ACCAATTTTTATCAAAGAATTTTTACCACAACAAATTTTAAATTTGGCTTATTCATATTCAATAATTAAATTTTCTAATAAAGAGCTTTTTGAAATTGATGCTCAAACCAACTCTTTGATAAGTGAGCATGGAGACTATTTAATGGAAACATTAATGGACACGAGCACTCCTGTTGTGGAACAAAACGTAGGTAAAAAATTATTTCCAACTTATTCTTATTTTAGAATTTATGATAGAGGTTCAGATTTAAGAATACATAAAGATAGGGCATCTTGTGAGTATACAGTGGCTCTCTGTTTGGGGGCCGATCCTATTGACCAGCCTTATGAAATATTTGTGGGCGAAGAAGATAAACTTTCAGATTATAAATATTATAATGATGCTGGGGAATTTGAACGATATAGAATTGATCACAAGTTTCCTATGGTTCCTAACAATGCAGTAATTTTTAAAGGAATGGATAAAATTCACTGGAGAGAAATTTGTGTACATGATCACTTCATGACTGTTTTTTTACATTATGTCGATCAAGAAGGTCCTTATAAAGATTATAAATTTGATAAAAGAAGCATGTTAGGAGCAAAAAAATGATTAAACCAGAAGAACTCAAAGACAAAAATTTTAAAATATTCTTAGGAATGCCTATGTATGGTGGAATGTTAACAGAAAACACGATGCATGGATTATTACAACTACAACAATGGTCTATGAGTCGTGGTGTAGGACTGCGAATGCAATCCATGGGAAATGAAAGTCTCATTACTCGTGCTCGTAACACCGTTGTTTCCATGATGATGGATCAAACCGATTATGTGGCTACTCACTTATTATTTATTGATTCCGATATTGGCTTTCAAGCTGAAAACATAGAACGAATGCTTTGTTTTGATAAAGATGTGGTGTGTGGTATTTATCCAAGAAAACATGTTCATTTTGAAAAAATACCTCAAATATTAAAAGATAATCCTAATGCGACCCCTGAGGAATTAGAGGTTAAATCGCTAGGGTATAATCTTAATTTTGATGATCCCATGAATGTCAAAATGGAAAATGGTTTTTGTAGGGTACAGGAAGCTGCCACAGGAATGATGTTGGTGAAAAGAGAAGTCTTCCGTACCATGATGAAAAAGTTTCCTGAGCGTAAATATGAATCTGATCAAATTATCAATGGTAAGTCTTTTAAATCTGATAATTGTTATGATTTATTCTGTGCAGGTATTTATGAGACAAAACCAGGTACTAAAAGATATCTCTCAGAAGATTATTATTTTTCTCGATTATGGCTAGAATGTGGTGGAGAGATATGGGCAGATATAGCGATGCCTCTAACTCACTTTGGAAATAGAGCTTTTAAAGGTCATGTTGGTTCTTTATTTCAGAAAAAATAATGAAAGAAACCACAACATATTTAAATTTTTTACCTTATGCGAACGATATTCACTCTCTTTGTAAGCAATTAAAATTTTATAATAATGCTGAGTATGAAAAAGAAACGGGGTTGGGTACAGGAGAATGGCCTGGAACCAGAACCTCATCTTTAAATTTGTGTAGCCCATTTTTATATATACACATTCTCACTCTTTTAAACCAAAAATTAATTATGTCTAATTACAAAGAGCTTAGTATGGTTTGTCATTTGAGGCTCCAAGAAGATGAGGAAAAAGATTTTAAACACGTTGACAACTGTGATACAGCTTTAATTTATCTCTCTCCGACCAATCTAAACTCAGGTACAAATTTTTTTGATGATAATCAAAATGTGGTGGCTTCAACGAAATTTGTTCAAGGAGCATGTGTTTTCTTCAAACGTGGTATTTTACATAGTTCTTTTGGAAATCACGGTGATACTTTTGAAAATGGCAGAATGACTTTAAATATATTTATGCAGTAACATCAGTCGCCTGTAATCACAATAATGATAATTAATGATAGAATTTATTTTATACATATTCCTAGGACAGGCGGGAGATATATAAAACAAATGTTTATTTATAATAATTTTGATACAAAATATGAACCAGAAAAATCTACTTTAGAAAAAAATATAATCCCTATGCATTGGCATTATCCTTTATATTTAAAAAGACAAAAGGAAATGAATAAAGACTCTAAATTTTTTGCAGTCATAAGAGATCCTTTTGAAAAAATAATGTCTAGTTTAAAAGTTGAGATTAGAAGAGATGAAAAAATATTAAATAAACTAAAGGATAGAGATTTTTTTATTGACTATATTGAGTACGAACGAAATATAAATTCGTTTCATAATAATTGGTATAGACCACAAGTTGACTTTTTATCTCAAGAAACTTTTTTATGGCACTTTTCTTTTGGCTTTGAAGATCAATTTTTCTCTTGGTTGGAAAATAACTTTGGATTATTTATTAAAAATAAAAAAATACAAGATTGTATAAAAATGCCTGAATTCGATGATCCTGTAGTTATTGACTCAGATTTAACGGATATAAAAAAAAATACTTATCTTTACTATGAAAAGGACTATCTATTATCTAAATCTGTTCTGAATAGTTTAAAAAGTAAAGGCTTTTGAATAGCTTTTAATTTGCTTAAATTGTAGTATATTGGCACAATGCCATTAGTTAATTTTAGACCAGCACCAGGCATCAATAAAGAAGTAACCGATTGCCACAAAAGATCAAAGGATGGGAGAAGTTTATCTCTACCACTTTGGTAGGGGTAGCTCGTGATCAACACGCCTGGGTCGCCTTAGATGGCACAAGATATGATGCTATTGGCACAGATAGAAAATTATATGTTTTAGAAGAGGGCTTAGCCTACGATATTACACCGATTAGAAGAGGACCTACTGCTCTTACAGATCCTTTTACCACAAACGCTACAACATCTGTTTTAGTAACTGACTCAGGACACGGTTGTGTTAAAGGTAGCTTTGTAACTTTTGATTCTTTTTCAACCATCGATGGTTTAGACATGAATAAAGAGTTTGAAGTAACATCAGTGGTTAATACCTCTGCTTATGTTGTTACTCATACTTCCACTGCAACAGGTTCAACTGCAGGAGGAGGTGGCACAGGAAATGCTAACTATCAAATCAATCCTGGACCAGAATTTTCTCTCCCTGCATTTGGTTGGGGAACCGATGGTTATGGTTTAGGGGGTTGGGGAGAACCTTCCACCGTTTCAAACGTCACCTTAGAGGCAAGACAATGGTCACTTGATAACTTTGGTGAAGACTTAATTGCTACTGCTTTAAACGGTGGTACATTTCAATGGGACACTTCAGCAGGGGTATCAACAAGAGCAAGTGCTGTCGCTAATGCACCGACTGCCTCAAGATTAAGTTTAGTTTCTACACCTGATCGACACTTAGTAATTATGGGAACAGAAAGCACCATTGGCACTGCAAGTTCACAAGATGATTTACTGATTCGTTTCTCGGATCAAGAAAATATTACCACGTATCAACCAACAGCAGAAAATACAGCTGGTTCTTTGAGGATTGCCGACGGCTCACGGATCGTGGCCGCTGAACGCTCAAGAGGTCAAATATTAATTTGGACTGATACATCATTACACTCGATGCAGTTTATTGGTCCACCTTTTACTTTCGGTCTTCGTCAGCTTGGTCAAAATTGTGGAATAATAGGTAGTCATGCAGGAATAGATTTGAATGGTGTCAGCTATTGGATGTCACAAGATTCTTTTTATCTCTTTGATGGTACCGTCAAAAAACTACCTTGCACTGTAGAACAATTTGTCTTTAATAATATTAATCAAACAGGAGCAGAGAATGCTTTTGCAGGACACAATGGTGAGTTCAATGAGGTACTTTGGTTTTATCCAAGAGAAGGCTCTGATCAAATTAATGCTATTGTAGCTTACAATTATTTGGAGCAAACTTGGTGGACAGGAACTTTAGCTCGCACCTCTTGGATTGATCGTGAAGTTTATGATAATCCTGTTGGCACAGAGTATGATGCAACTGCTACAGCTAACAACGAAACAATTTTAGGACTAACTAATGGAGCAACACAAGCCTATTTACATGAAACAGGTAATGATGCCGATGGACAAGCGATGACTGCTTTTGTCAAATCTGGATCAGTTGAAATAGGTGAGGGTAATGATATTCTTTTTGTACAGAAACTCATACCTGATATTCAAAATCAATCTGGTGTTTTAAATATGGATTTAGAATTTAAATACTATCCAAATAATAGTAATAGCGTAATCAAGACTACGACTTTTACAGACTCAACTGACTTTGTAAGTTTACGTGGTCGAGGTAGAGAGTTTACAGTTAATGTGGTTTCAAATACCACAGGGACTGCTTGGAGATTAGGCACACAACGTTTTGATGTACAGCCCGATGGTAGAAGATAATGGCTAAATTAACTTTACAAAGATTTCCTGATCCACGACCTGAGTATGATGCTCAACAAGCTGCCGAACTCATTAGACAATTAGAGGAAATGATACAACAGTTGAATACTCAATATACAGAAGATACAAAAGAAGAGGCAACAAGAAGAGCTGTCTTTTTTGCTATAGGAGGAGTAAGTGAATAATGTCTGATCGATTTAGAACCTTTACAGCCAATCCTGCAAACACAGGAGCCAATACTTTATTTACTGTCCCTGTAGCTAATGTAGCTGCAACACCTCCTACTCCAGTGACCACATTTATTGCAAAAACTATCGTTCTACACAATCAAGCGGGATCTGGAACCGTGGATGCTGTGCTCACATATAATGACGGATCTACCGATTTTGAAATTAACAACGTAGCTGTGGCCCATCAAGCAACCAAGATTATCAACGGTACATTTGTTTTTGAAGAGGGAGATAGCTTAAAAGTAACTGCTAGTGCTGCCAACAATTTAATAATTAAGGTATCGGTATTAGAAATTAAAGCACAACAATAATCGGTTGATTTCTTAGCTTTTCCTCGATAAAACTATACTATGGCA